AATAATTATTTATTTTTCTTTTTATTTTTCTTTTTATTTTTATTTTTATTTTTTTTATTTAAAGTTTTTTTTCTACTTTTCTTAATTTTTCTTTTTCCACCTCTTTTTTTATTTTTATAAGTTTTATTGGCTCTTTTTAATATTTGCGTTAAGGAAATTCCAGCATTATCATAGATTGTTTTTCTAACGTGAGATAGCCATGAGGAGTTTGTCATATATTTTATATTTAGATAATAAAATTGAATAACATTAAAGATTACTTACATCATAGTAATAAAAATGACACTTAAATTTACAAGATACTTGTATAATGAAGACGAAGTAAAATTAACTTTATTAGAAAATTTGCTAAATCAAAATAATTTAAAAGAATGTTATTTTTGGATTTATGAATATTATAAGAGCACTAATGTAGAAGATACTTTTAATTTAATATATAAAATATATTATGATTTTTATGGTTTAAAAAATTCAAAATTTGAAAAAAAAATAAATAAATATTACAAACAATTTACAAAAGATAGTGATATAAAATATATTTTAGTTATAATAAAAAATTTATTTAAATTTGAAAAAGATTCTACAGTGTTCTTATTAAGAACGTATTGGAGTCGCAACTTACTTTCCATTTTAAAATCTGAAAATGTTATATTGGATAATTTTAAAATGGCTAATAAAAATCAACAAAAATTAGCTAATTCGATTCATCAAAAAAACAAAAAGGCTATTGCATATTATTTAAAAAAAGCAATAAATGATAATAATTTAATCGAATTGTTATCAAAAATTTTAAAAAAAAAAATAATAATTAATGTTAATAATGATAAATATTCTCAATTACTATTTATCATTATTAATAGTTTTAAAATTCAATCAAAAAAAAAAGTATTTTACTTAAAAGTAAAAAATGAAGAAATAGAGAAAGTATTATTAAGTAATTATAAATCGTATTATGAAAGTATAAAAGATGAAAACTACATATCATTATGTATTTCAAAATGGATGAAAAATGCTCCAATAGGATTTAATGAAATATTTCCTAATACAAAAAAACAAATAAAATTTGTAATGACACAAAAATATGAAGATATAGAAGAAGCTTTGGGTAATTTATGGAAAGATAAAGAAAAAGTAAAAGGTAAAGAATATGAAGCATTACTATTTTTCGGTTCTATATTAGATGAAATTCTTTTAAAAATCGAAGAAACACCATATAAAATATTTCAAAATAAAAGATTATATTCTATATCGGATAATATAGGTTGCTTTAATTTACAAAGAGATGAATATAATTTAAATAATATATTTTGGTATCATTGGGAATATTTTGCTTATAAAAGTCCTATTTGGAAAAAAAGATTTGATAAATATAATATCAGTATAAATGATAAAAAACAGATTATTGAATTTAAAAATGAAGATGAATTAGAAGAGTTTTATAAAAATTATGGTTTTGAGCCAGATGAACAAAAAATAAATATTCAAGAAAGAAGTAGAAAAAAGATTAAAAAGATAAAAATAAGTGATTGGTTAAATAATATATTTAAAATAAAAGAAAAAACAATAAGAATGAAATTAAATTATGAATAATATAAAATTGAAATATTATTTAATATATATATTTTTTATATATTGATTATGGTTAAAAACAAAAAAGGAGGAAGTGGTCACAAAAAAATGGCAAGAAAAAATGTTGCCCCCAAAGGGGGATATCATAATAGAAAATTAAGAAAACCAGTAGAGGAAGGAGAAATATTTGCACGTGTAACAGCTATTAATGGAGGGGGTCATGCGGGTATATTATGTGCGGATGGTAAGGTAAGAACGTTAGTTATTCGTGGTAAATTTAGAGGAAGGAATAAAAGAGATAATACTATTCGTGTGAATAGTATTATATTAGCAGCATTAAGAAGTGTTACTATGGGAGAAGTTGTAGCAGCGAAAAAGAAGGAAAAAGCTGATTTAATTTATGTTTATAATGAGAATCAAATGGATGAATTAAAAGAAATACCAGAAGTTTATAAAATATTAGACGATACAAAAAAATCCCAGATTAAAGAAGATAATGATTGTGGTTTTGAATTTAGTAATAAAATTATAGATAATAATGATAATAATAAAAATTCAAATATTAAAATAGAAAGTAAAAAAGAAACTTTATTTAAAGATGGTGATGTAGATATTGATTGGGATGATATTTAATATTCATCAAATGATTCAAATATGTCTATTTCTTCTTCATCGCTTGAGTCTGTCTCATAATATTCATTGGTATTAATACTTGCTAATATAGCATTTTGTAGATTTCTATTCATTAAATATTCATTTTCGCCTTCAAAAATTCTATTTATATTGGATGTTTCATTTAAAAAATTTCTTCTTTGTGGTCTATGTATATATTGTGTTGGATTATACATAAAATTCATATTTTCTAACATCTGAGTAACAGTATTTCTTGATGTGTCTATATTATTTTCATTAGATATTATAAAATTTTCATCATTTTTTATTTCTTTAAAATCTAATTCATATCTACAAACAGGACATTTGTGTGACTCTTCGCACAACCAAGTTTTTATAGATTTTTTATGAAATATATGATTACATGGTAATTGTATTATTTTATCTCCATTATGAAATTCATCCATAGATATTACACATTCTGTAGTTTCATATTTACTATCATCATAAATTATTTCTTTTAATGTATCCTTACCTTTATCTGATATAACTTTTTTATAAGCTTTTTTTTCCATTAAAGAATTATTTAATACATTTTGAAAACTATTTATTCTATTTTGAAATGGTAAGTTTAATAAATGTTCATTTGTAGTTTGATTATTTAAATATTCTACAAGTAAATTTATAAATCTATTTTGTAAATTATTTGATGAATCTGATATTAATTCGTGTAAATAATTATTTGATATATCGGTTGCCATTATTAATTTAAAACAACATTATATATTTAACTTTTTTATTTATAATATTTTAATTATAAATAAAATTTAAACCATAGATAAATAATCAGAAATATTTTCATCCATAGGTATATATCTATCAATATTTAATAGATTATCTAATAAAGAAAAAGGAGTTGTTTGTCGTAGTTCATTTAATCCCTTAGTTACAAATACATTTAATAAGCTTGAACTATATCCACTAAGAAATGTAATATTTTTAGTGAAGGATGTAGTAGGAAATCCTTTTGTTTTTCTAAGATTCCAAAATAAAATATGAGGAGGATCATAAGGTTTTTTATATTTTGTTTTCATTCCAGCATCATAAAATTTTTGACTAATTTTATCATATGCAGTATCGAAAATACCTACATTATGATAGGTAGAATCAAATTGCATATCACTGAATACGGCTAATACTAATTTTTTTACTTCGTTAGGATTAATGTTATTTTGAACAAGAGATTCGCACATTTTATCGCAAGCTAAATGAAAATCTGTGTTACATCCCCACGCAGAATTTCTTACCTTTTTTGCTTTTTCTACAAAATCTTTACAATCTTCAGTATTAATCCACTTAGGATAAGCATCAAAAGTTAATAATCTATGTCTGAAATTAGGATGACAAATTTCACTGATACGTAATGATAATCCAATAGCATTATTAAGTGGAATACTGTTATCACATTCCATAGAACCAGATGTATCACACATTGGAATAATACACATATTTTCTAATCCTTTATTATTTTCTCCATTACTTTTCCATTGTAAATTAATAGTTTCTCTCATGGTATTATCATCATCGTTTGATTCATTGTATGAATAAGCATCTTTTGCTAATTCTCCTACATTTAATCTTTTACCATGAACTTTTGCTGTTTTATCACCTGATAATGCTTTAGTTATATGTTGTTTATAATTTTCAGCACATATACATCTATCTTCAAGATTACATTTTACAGGGTTGATTTTAGTTTTGTTTAAAAATGCGTTTTTTTGTTTTCTAAGAGTAATCGAAGTTACTTTATTAAAATCAATATTTTTCCAATCTTTTCCTGCCATTTTAACTTGAGTAGTATCACTTCCTCCATTACTTCCTGATAATTTTACAAGTAATTTTTTAAGATGAATTTTTTGTTTTAGTTGTGCTTTTTTAATTTGGCGATGGTCTCTCCAACCATTTTCTGGAATTTTTACAAAATCAGGAAACATTATATTGGATAATTTTTTAAAAATCCAATTAAATCTTTTGGATGATTTTTCTCTGGGAATCCATTTACCACATAAACTTACTGCTTTATTTTCATTGAATAATTTTTCATCTTTTTTTAACCATTTAATTGCAATATTTGTTAAAATCTTATCAACTAAAGGATGTGCTTGTTTTTCAATAGTATTCTCATTTAAATATGCTAAAAAATATTTAATATCTTTGAAAGAACCATACTGATGTCCATTAAGACAACTATGAGAATAATCTACACAATGGAAAAAGGCATTATAAGCTAAATCTGGATAATAACGATACCAAATCTCAATTTGAAACCAAGTATTGACCATATCACCTTTTCCATTTACAATATCTCTTGTTTGAGAAATTAATTTGTAAAGAATTGATAATTCTTTTTCATTATCTTCCCAATTAAGATTATCTAAAAGAAAAATTAATTTTTTTTGTAAATCACTAGTATCTTCAGTTCGAACTAACTGAAAAAAGAATTGAGTTATTAACTCTTTTGGTTTTAAACTCCAATCATATTCAATATGCCCTTTCTCCCCAATGCGTTTTGGTTTTAAATTATCATCAAATGCTGAAACGATACTACTCATAATATAATAATATTGAAACACTTATTTAAATATGTTTTGTTTATGTTTTATTTTCTTTTTCTTGTCTTACGTTTTGTTTTCTTTTTTATATATATCTTTTTTGTTGTTGATTTTTTTTCTTTTGAATTATCATAATAAATAATATATAAACTATTTAAATTTTTGAAAAAATGAATAGTATCATCCCATTTCATTTCTGATAAAGTTGATTTAATAGATAAAAAATTATATTTTTCATTATTTTTTAAATATGATGAAAGTTCATGTGTTTTCAAATCAATATTATATTGTAATATTGATATTAACTTATGATCTTTTGAATTATATATTTTATTTTTTTTTAATAAAAAAATTAATTTTGTTTTATCTAATATTTTATTATCTAAAATAGCATTATCTTTTTTTATATGATAAATTTCGTTTTCACGATTAATATAAATGTATATTAATTTTATAATTTCATTTTCTTCTGTGTAAAATGTACTATATAATTTCTCTTCATTTTCAATTTCTTTTATCCAAGAATCATCTAATTCTTCATCATTAAAAATATCAAATACATTATCATCTATTTCATATTCAGTCATATTAATATGAAATAGCAAAAAAAGTTAATTATTCTTACACAATTATAATTTTATAATTAATTATCATCTTCTTGAGTAATTTCGTCTTCATCTTCTTCCCCTTGGTCGCTATCAGTTTCATATTGCATATTCAAAATCATTTGTTTTTCGGCATCTGACATTTTTGTTTGTTCAAACCCTTCATTTTTTTTAGTTACTTTTGGTTTTTCTTTATTTTTAATGATAATATTTTTTTGATTTTTTTTTTGTAAAGCAACTTCAAATGGGTTAAATGAATTATTGGTAGCACCGATTAGCATTGGACGACCTTTCTCATCTTTTTGAATATTATGAAATTTTTTACTTGGACCACATCGTCTATTATTTCTAAAGTTTCTTCTCCCTCGTCCTCGTCCTCGTCCTCGTCCTCCCCAACCACCTCCTCTACCTCTTCCTCTTGAAGTAAAACTGTTAAATTTTTTATCTGGACTGTCACTTCTTTTCCATCGAGAATTTGTTTCCCTCTCATTATCACTTTTAAACCTATCATTTTGAAATCTGTTTTTTCTAAAAGTATTATCACTTTCGGGTTTTAAACACTTAAATCTGTCACTCATATTGATTATATAATAACAATAATATATATTTATATTATTTCAATTTTATAATATACTTAAAGAGTTTTCTATATCTTTATTTGTCTCTTAACAGCAAACTAATTTATATTTTTCTTCTTTTTTTATAAAAGTTGTCTATAATATATTACTTTACAAGAGACCGTATTAAAATTGATTATTATATATTAATTATAATAATCAATAAATTACAATGTCTATAACAATTTGTATTCCAAAAATGAATAGAAATACAAAAAAATCATCTATAAAACAAATATTTGATTTACATAATTTTGGAATAATAAAAAATATAGATTTGATTTTATTAGGAAAAAATAAAAGAGCATTTATTCATTATTCTTCTTGGAATAATAATGAAAAAAGTATTAAAGTAAAAAATATATTAGAAAATGGTGAGGATTTTAAGATAATGTATAATATGCCATGGTTTTGGAAATGTGTTAGAGCAACAAATTAAACAGGTAAAATTTCAATTGCATCGCAATATTCTATTTCGCTATCACTATCTGGTAATGGTGGAACTTTTGGTAAAAATATTTCTATATTTAAATACTTTTTTTCATATATAGGACTCCTTGCAGATAATCTTGGAGAAATAAAAGATAAATAACTATCAGTTGGTGGTTTTTCTTTTAAAGAATGCCATATATTTGCGTGATTACATTTCAAACATAATCCATTACAATCCAATATAAATTTATTACAATTGCAATTTTTAAATTCACAATGATATCTTTTTCTCATATCATAAATATAGTGTCTTTTTTTTAGTTCTTTTTTAATAACCATAAAAACTCTTCCACTTTTTTATTTTCTTTTTTTCGTTTCTTAGCTGCTATACCTATTAATTTATTGTATACTGAATGTTCAACAGGTATCTTTCTTAATTCTCCATATTTTTCAAGAATTTTATCTAATTCATTCAAAGGAATGATTCCTTTATTATTATATGAAACCAATATATATTTGGCTTTTGTATTTTTTATCAAGTCATCAAATGATTCTTTTGCTTTTACAAAACTACAAAAAGGACTTTTAATCCAATTTTTTGGTTGTCCTCTATAAGTATCAGGTATTTCCATATCAGTATTCCAATTATTAATAATATCAAGTAAAAAGTAATATATATTATAAGGATGTTTATTATAAGGTGGATCATAATACATTAAATCTACTTCGGGTAAAGTTTTTACCCATTTATTAGTATCCATTTGACTTATTTTAACATTTGCCTTATGTTGTGTTAAAATAGGAAGTTCGGGTAAAATCTCTCCAGTTATACGATGTAAATCTACTTTTTTTTTACCTCCATACATTCCTTTCGTTTTTTCTTCATTCTTATAGTATGCTGAGAATTGACCATTAGTATTATTATGAATAGAACATTTTACTAATAAAGGTGCTAAAAAGTAACATTGATATTTTTTTTCTACTTTATTTTTAATATAATACATCATTTTGTCAATAGTACAAGCATTTTTAAATGTAAAATATGCTCTTTCTCCTTCTTTTATATTATTATCATTATTTGGTGACCAATGTTTTGATATAAATTTTTTTGGTATTTTAGATTTGGAGAGAAATGTTTTTAATCTTTTATTGTGCAAAATTAAATTTTCATAATCATTTGTAGTTAAATCTGTTGTTGAAGTTAAATAACATTCATTTAAAGTTTTAGAATATCCAGCCATATCATTTACATATAAAGTCTTTAATTCTTCGAGTGGAACAACATCATTCATAACTCTATTTTTAAATAATCTACTAACTATTCCACTTCCAGAAAATCCTTCTGCGATATTAATATTTTTCTCTCCAATTTCTGTTTTCACAAGTGTAATTATTTCATCTATTTTATTTAAAAATTTACGTTTATTACCCATATATGTTAATATTTGTTTTGTAAAATACTCATCTTCCATATATAAAAAAAATAAATAATTATATTTAAGTCTTTTCAATTTCCGATTTTTTCCAAAACTTCATTTCGTGTAAATTCTTCCAAAGATATTATACCCTTATCTTTATCATATTGCAAATCATCATACATTATTTTTTCATGACGTGATAAAACTATAGGTAAATTATTAGGTAAAATAAATTTATTATTATTGTAATATTCTTTTTTATCATTAGAAATTTCTTCATTATTTTGATTTTGGAGAGAAATTTTATAAACGAAAATACCTTTTCTTCTTTTTGGAATTTTTATATTATGTTGTTTTAAAATATGTTTATGTAAATTTGCTCTTGAAGCAAAGCCTCTTGTGCATTTTAAACAAGGACATTGAAATGGTTTTTCATTTTCAGGAGTATGTTTTGACCAAATATGAGCTTTTAAGGATGATTTAGGTCCTGTTGTTTCATAATTACAGTGTGGACATTTATGTATATTGAATTTTTCTACCTTGTTTCTTCTATAGTAGTTAGTATTATGATTACTGGTTTTTTCGTAGGTGATGGTGATGGTCATGATTATAATACATTTTATTGTTATTAATGTGTGTCAATTTTATAATATATCCGTTACTTTCCTTTAATAAAAAAAATTTTTACTTCAATTTTATAAAATATATTCTTTATGAAAAAAATGTTCTTACAGGGGATCGAACCCTGAACTCAGGTTTCAAAGACCTGTGTGATAACCATTTCACTATAAGAACTTGTCTTTATTATATAAAATTTATATAATAAAGAAAATTTTTTGACTGCCCACTGTGGGGATCGAACCCACGACCACAAGCTTAAAAGGCTTGCGCTCTACCGACTGAGCTAAGTAGGCATTCCCAATACGGGACTCGAACCCGTGCCGCTCGCGTGAAAGGCGAGTATCCTAACCACCTAGACTAATTGGGATGGTTCCGTGCTCCCCAAACCTACGATATTAATTTCAATCATCTACTACCTCATAATTGCCTGTTATCGATAAAGTAGATTTCCGTGCTCCCTATAATGTAAATCTTGTATTTGGCTACCTTTTATCATCACCTACATCTTTTACTCTTGCGTAGTTAATCGCCGCGCCCAGCCTGGCTGCAGTGGGATTTGAACCCACGAAGCATCTGCAACAGAACTTGAATCTGCCCCCTTTGACCGGACTCGGGAATGCAGCCGTTCTCGGTGAGGGACTTGAACCCCCGACAAATTGTTAATAAGACAATCGCTCTACCAACTGAGCTAACCGAGATGTGTTTTTTTTCGGCTGTGTTTTCTCACAGGTTTTTGTATAATTACTCAGCTGTCATTTCCTCACCTGGAAACTGAAACTTCTTTTCAGGTTCCACACCCAGAGCCACTGCCATACTGAAGTCGCTGGGATTTCCTGCCGCAGCACGAGCCAGAATCGGGTCATCTCCAGACCGCATCTCCTCATCAGGCTGTGCATCGAGAGCATAATCCGCATTCTTGGGCTTCATATCGGCAAGCTGAATCCTCATCTTCCTCTCACGAGGCTTCGGTGCTTCAGCAGGGCGCTCGGCTCCACTGATTCCTGCCAGCCAGTACCAAGGCTCATCATACTCCAGCTTGATTTTCTGTCCCTCCTGAAGAGCTGTAAGCATCTCACGAGCTGTCTCATCTCGCATGTTCCACTTGCCCGCTGCGAAATGGACAAACGCTCGCTTGTAAGCTCCTCCTGCGACAGGGATGACATCTACTCGCTCAACAAAGCCAAGGTTGGCTTCAATCATATGCTGCTTGATGCGTCGCCAACCGATGTTGTTGAACACCCTGGGGATACACAGACTGATACCCTGATTCGGGTCAGAGTTCTTGGCGAAATTCGCCTGCTGCTTAGCCGAGTATTTAGTGATAGAAGCCATAGTTTTTTTGTGTGATTTGAATTAGTTCAAGTGTTTTCTGTTTGAGTTGTCTATCTCATTCTTGTCGAAAAATTTTTGCGTCAATTTTCTAATTTTTGCCCACGCACTCTCCCAGTGTTAATACCTTGTCTTGGCTTTATATTCCTTTGCTTAATAGTTTAATAAGCTATTAAACAAAGATAATATTACTTGTAAGGTATAATTCTACCATTGTCATCCTTCGCATAGACTGTCGCTTTCACACAATTACAACTTATATCTGCTATATTACTATATTCATTTGTAAATTTCTTTGAATTTGCAAAAGTATTATAAGGTGTACCAGATGATTCATTGAATACCACATTTTCAGCTCTTCTATTATGATATACAGAACCACCTAACATTACTGATGTTCCCGTTTTATTTGGTTGCACTTTCACTCTTTGTGCCTCTTGTAATCTTTTCATTCCAGGTCTAACCATTATATAAATACTAAATATATTAAAAATAACTTTTTATATATAATTATTTCATAGAATGTCCATCATATTTCAAACAAAAACATGTAAAATTTTTAAACAAACAGATTCAAAATACAAACTAAATTTTGATAATGGAGAGAAATTTAATCACTTCTTTTCTTTTATAAAAAAAAAATTAAATATTTCTAATAATTCTCTTATTTTTAATGCTGTTAAAGTTGAATCATTAAAAGATATTTTAAATAGAAAAGATACACTTTCCTATAGACATTTAAAAGAATTATTTAATAATATAGCAAAACAATTCGAAAGTTTAGAAAATGACGATTTTTGTCATTTATTTATCAATATTAATGATATTATTAGAGTTGAATTAGATTCGCAAACTCAAATAGGAGGAACCGGTAATGATGTTATTTTCTTGTATCTAAATACACAAGACTTTTTATCTATTAAAGATAAAAAAACAAAAATTTTAAAACCATTTGATAAGAAAAATATATTTATCTCTCCAGAATTAAAAAATGTAAACTCTTTTCCTATTCAAATTCATATGAATTCACAATTATATTCATTATCTATACTAACATGTTATTGTGGAGAATGGCATAATAATAAAAAAAAATACGAAAGTATAGAACAAAATATTGATTTTTTTAAGGAATATTTATCTAATATAAGTAATACCAAACTATACTGGGCTTTATTAAGATGTTTAGAACCTAATCCTCAGCAAAGAATATATTTATATATTTAATTTTCTAAATAATACATATATGTCTATGAGAGTTATGAAAGTAAAACAAAATGCAAGAACAAAATTAAATAAAATGAATTCAACTAAATTATTTGCTCTTGCTTTCACTGATAATCAAGGTGGAAAAGGAAGAACATTTAGAACATCAAAAGGTTGCAGACCTAATGGAGGTTGTGATTCTGTAAATTATGATATTAATAATGCTTGTAATGACAAAGGTAATGTACCCAGACTTCCAAGTCATCAACAAAGTTATGGTCTTTATTTAAAAAGAGCCACAATGGGTATCGGTTATGGAGGTGGTGGAGTTGTACAACCACAAGGTGGTTTGGCAAGAAGAGTTGTAACTTCTACGGGAACAAGTACATTTAAAAAACCACAAGCAGGAAGTAGCAGTTCTACAAGCTTTTCTATGAGTGATTATATTACTAATAAAAGAAGCGAAGTTGTTGCCTGTGACATTAGTTCTCAATTATTATTAGATTCTGATTGTTACAATACTACAAATCAATCTGGTAAATGTTTTAAAGGAACTAAACAAACAACTAAAGATTTACTATTCTTAACTCAAGAACAACAATTAGATAGAGTTAAATCACTTAGAACTACTTGTAGTAATGGCTCGCAAGTCGCTGAAAAACCTATGATGAATAGTGGTGGTTGTGTGGTTATCGAATAAACAATTAAATAATTAATATAAAAACAGTATATTAATTATTCTTATAATGACATCTTATACCATTAATTTACAACTTTTAGAAAATAACAAAAATTTATATTATAATTCTATCGCAAAAGGTAATAGCAAAAAAGATTCAGGATTTGATTTATATGTTCCACACGCAGTTACTATAGAACCTGGAGCGATTAAATTAATTAATATGGGAGTTAAATGTGCGGTTACCAAAAATACAGAACCTTCACCATATTATTTATATGCTCGATCAAGTGTTAGTAAGCGGGGGATTATCTTGGTAAATTCTGTCGGTATTATTGATTCCGGTTACAGAGGACCATTAATGGCTGCTTTTTACAATACAAAAAAAGACCCTGTTACAATTGAATCCGATGATAGAATTGTACAGATTTGTATGCCTGATTTAAGTTACGATTTTAATGTTCAACTTGTAGAATCTTTAGACCATACAGAAAGAGGAGAAGGGGGTTTAGGTTCCACTGGTAAGTAAATATTCAAAGTGCTCATTTATATAATCATTACAACAATCATTAAATTTTAACCAATCATGAGATAAATTATTTAATTTTCTTTTACATTTACCGCATATACTTACTTTAAATTCATATAAAGTTTCATTTTTATTAAATGTTTTAAATAAAATTGTTTTTGATGTTAATTCATTACAATTAAAACATGCTTGTATCCAACCATCTTCTCGTAAATGAGAATCATTATATATATAAATTCGTTTAATTGTTGGCATATTATATAACTTAAAAATTATTAATTTAAATATTAATAATTTTATAAAATAATATTTGGAATTTATATATGCCAAGAAAAAACAAGTCACGTAAAAAAAAAGGAGCCGGTATTTTTGATTTTTTAAAAACAGGTGAGTCCAAATCATATACTAAAAAAAGATGTAAGGAATATGAAAATGAAATTACAAAACTTGAAAAAAGAATAGATGAATTAAAAGCAAAACAAGAAGAATATAAATGTTTAGGAGGAGATATGATGACCGATAACCCTATGGAACAACCTGAACCTGAACCTGAACCTGAACCTGAGCTTGAGCCCGAAATCGCTCAACCTAATGAAGTTGATCCAGAGATGGATTTATCAGATGATGAGGAGGAACCCCGCCAAATGCAAGCTTTATATAAAAACGACGCAGCCGTTGAAGGAGTATTAGATAAAGTTGATGCACCAGAAGATAGACAAAATGATAATAAGGATTCTATTGCTAAAACAATTACAAATGTTCTTACTGGAGGAAGAAGACGTAGAAGAAAATCACGTCGTAAGTCAAAAAGAAAATCCAAAAAAAGAAGAAAATTAAGAAAAAAGAAATCACGTAAAAGACGTAGAAGAAAATCACGTCGTTAAAGTTCTCTTTTTTTAGTGCCCTTTTAATAGTACATATTGCGATGCTATTATAGTACCAATACTTCCCCATGTAGCTACATTAGCCCAATTTATTATTCTATTATGATTATTAAAACCATAATATAAACCACCAAATAAAACCGCACTTCCCGCGCCTGTTCCTACCGTTACGGCTAATTTAACTAAATCTGGTAAATATTTATCTCCATATACGAATGTCGATATTTTTTCCATTATATAAATATGTATAGATTTATACTATTAAGTTTTTTAATAATATAAATTTTAAAGATTTTTTAAGGAATCTACATTCCCTTTATAGCACTTTCCCGACACCCCGGATCGAACGGGGGACAAACGGTGCTACAAACCGCTGTTCTACCACTGAACTATATCGGGATATACGGTTTGGCTTTAATATTTTTTTTATGGAAAATAATTATAAAAACCTATACTGTTTTTAATATATTGCTGTGTCCAAACCTATTATCCCGCGTCACATTCACCTTCACCTTCACCTTCACCTTCACCTTCACCTTCACCTTCACCTTCACCTTCACCTTCACCTTCACCTTCACCTTCACCTTCAATTTCTTCGTCTGAGAGTTAGTCATTGAGTAGTTTTCACCCGTCCTAACTAATGTAGGATGTAAGCCAGAGCTACTTTCAATCTCTCATACCCTTATATGTATTATTTATAATTTAGTCTTACTCATTAATAAAACTAAATAAGATCTACTCTAACAAGCGTCCTTGCGAGGACCCAATAATAATACTTTTAATAGTCAATATGCTTCCCCCTTTATTTACTGCTTTTCATAGCAGTTCTCACTCACGCTTTCGCGTTACTTCAACTCCCATCCCCTTTATTTTTTATTTTTTTTGCTGATATCCATTTACATTTTTTTTCGAAAAAGGAAAAAGTTAGATATGTTTTGCTGTTGGATACAAACTATTTTAGTATTATTTCTTTATATCAATTACAAAGTATATTTAAAAGTACATGAAACAAAAAAATTGAAACAACATATTCCACTATAAATCATCAATATATTATGTCTTCTCTTGCTACTCAATCACCTATGCCTTCCAAGTTGTTTATTGAAAATTACAAAATTCTTCAAGGTACTCCAGAAAATAAAGACAATAGACCTTCACATAATTATCATTCTGTAGATTTAGTTGCCAGCTCTGTAAATAAATCTAATTTTGAAAAATTTCTACTTGCTCTAAATGTTGATAGGTCAGGATCTATGGATGCTCGAGATAAAACAGGAAAAACATCACTCGAATATACAATTCATACTGTAAAATGTTTAATTGATTATTTAGAAGAGATTAAAACAAATAATCCAGATATTAATATTAAAGTTTTGCTCAATGCTTTTGATGATAGACAACTTAAAATTGGACTTTATGAAATAGGAAAGGATAAAGATTCAAAATTGAAATATTTTGAGAAAATTAATAGTATTAAGCCAAGAGGTTCTACTGATATCGAAGGAGCATTTCAAGCTATTTTACACGATGAGTTATATTTGGAAACGTCAGATACAGAAAAAGCACATATTTTATTCACAGATGGACAACCAAATAAGGGAAGACAAAGTGCTGAAGGAATTACAAGTGTAAATCCTGGTGGAAAACAAATTTATATCGGTTATGGAAGTGGTCACGATTCCAAACTTTTACAAAAAATGGCAAAAAATGTAAACGGAGATTATCACTTTGTAGATAATATTGAAAACGCAGGAATGGTATATGGAGAAATTATTCACTCAATACTGTTCGCTGCTGTAAAAAATATTAAAGTAAAAGTAAATGGTGCTGAAGTATATGATTTCAAAAATAATGTATGGTCTAATGAAATTAATTTTAATTCATTTTCAAGCGAACATACTCAGACTCTTATTATGCGTTCATCGTGGGATTCTGTTGAACCAGTATCAGTAAATATAATTTATACTGAAATATCTAATAATACACATTCTAAGACAGACGTATTCAGTGAATATAATTGCACAAATGGTGAATCAAAAGAAAACACCAGAAATCTTGATGTAGAAAAACAAGTCTATCGTCAAAAAACAATGGAAATTTTATCAAAAGCATTAAACAGAGATTTTATAGATGTATCTGACTTTAAAGAAAATATAATTGCGTTTGAAAAGGGTGTAAAAGAATTTATGAAAAATAAAAATTTAGAAGATGACCCTTTTATGTTAAAATTAATTGCTGATATCTATATTGCATTTACAGGACTTGATTCTTATAGCGGTAATGCATTTATTGGTTCTCGTCTAACTTCACAAGGGTGTCAAAGAGCTTATCAAGTAAGCGATTTGTCATCTCTTAGACAACCAGCAGAATCACAAATGACATTTCGTTCAAGTTGTCTTCAAAGAAATAATGGAGTTGATGAGTTTTCCCAGCCTGATACTTTACTTGCTCCACCAAAATCAATGCGACAAACGTCATGCTATACAACCCCTTCACAACAGAGAACTATGAGATCAATGAGTCAACCGATTGACGGTGGTGATGCTAATTAATATTTGCGTTTAATTTACAAAATTTTTTTTAATTACATTTTTTAAATGAGCACTGGAGAGAACAAAAATCTTATAGTTGGAGAAGCATTTGATCATTGTTTTGCAAAACTAAAAACAAAAATAGATTCTATGGGTCTTGTTATTAATAGTAAAAATATTACACTTGTTATTAAATTAGCTATGGAGATTGTTGAAGCAAATGCGTTAAAAGGCGAAGAGCAAAAAAAACTTGTTGAAAAAATAGTTAGAAAAATTGTTGTTGAAGCACCTATCTCTGATGATAAAGAAACATTACTCTTAAATATGATTGACGAAGGAATTGTAGGTGATGTTATAGATTTAGTAGTATCTGCTTCAAAAGGTGAATTAAATATTAATGTCGCTGAAAAAGCTGCGGTTGGATGTTGTTTAGCAATTTTAAAAACTGCTCGAGGTTAATTAAATATGATTTAATATTATTAATTCATATTTATAATCCCATAGCATAAGCGTGTGTCCAATCAGCAGCGGTAATTTTATAAGATTCAATATTATCTTTATATTGATGAGCAATATCTGGAACTAAAGGGTCGTCTGGATTGGGGTCATCTAATAAAGAACATATAGAAATTAATACTTTTGATATTGTCAAAGCGGGACTCCAATTATCCTTTAATATATCCAAACAAATACCTCCACTACTGTTTATATTAGGATGATAAATTTTAGTTACAAATGCAACCTTTGGCGGCTTAAAAGGATAATTAGCAGGAAAAGTAATATTTAAATAAAAAATACCACCCTGATAAGGTGTACCAACTGGTCCCATAATAGTAGCAGTCCAGTGAAATACATCATCGCCTTCAGGTCCTGCACTACAATTCGCAGGAGGGTCTTTATTGAAATTTTCTAATTCTTTCTTTATTCTTTTTTCACTTGCCATATCTAATAAATTATTTTGTCTTTTTTTTATGTCATTTATCAAGAGATTTAAATAATAAAGATAATATAATTTTATATGCAAATATTTATTAAAGGTATATCTCGCTATGCGAATTGTAATATTACAACCTTAAATTTAATGAAAAAAAATGATTCTGTTAGAACCTTATATCTAATTATTAGTAATATGTTTAATATTGACACAAAAGATTATTATTTATATTATAATAAAATTTTAGATTTTAATAGTGAGCATTTATTACAGGACTATGATATAGGTAAAGAATCAACAATTAATTTACATTTTAGATTTGTAAATACGGTATAAAAAATGGGTGCTTCCCTTAGCGCTATATAATACATTACTTTACACACCGTGCTCCACCGCTTAGATAGTAGGATTCGAACCTACGACCGGTAAATACCAACAACATCTTCGTGCTGTTCCCTTAGTCCACTCGGGGCATATCTAATTTGGCTTTCGCCTTTTTTTATTTGTTTTTGTTATTTTTTGTTTTTTTGTTTTATGAGTTACCAAGCGGAGTTGTCGGTGGTTGGGCGACCGAAATGGTCAAAATCGTCTTCATCATCACTATCATCGTCGCACATATCCGCCCAGCTCTTCTTCTTGACCTTCTCCTCTGCATCCAGATTTTTTTGCAGCTCGTGAGCAGTCATCTGGAACTTAGGCTTCCAGGCTGTCTTGCTTCGTTTCTTAAGTAGATACTCCTCCTCCTCGGGATAGACCTGAGTGTCTTCATCGCTGGAAACACTCGAAGCAGGAGCATCGGCGTCGAAAATCTTGGTCTCGCAGGGTGGCTTCATGAGAGTATCAACGTCATCTCCCTTGAAACTGACACGGCGACACGGCTTAAAATCCTCATCGTCATCGAGTCCGCTGAAGCGGTTGTCCTTGAGGACAACCTTCTTGGGCTTGGAACGAACCGAAACGTGTCCCCGGTTGATAGCCTCATCAACAGGATGATGAGCAAACTTGGCAGCCAGCATAGCCTCAGCTTGCTCGAGCTGAGCAGAACGCATGTCCTGCTTCTGCTTCTTCTTGGCTTCGGCACGAGCACGGTTCTTTGCGGCAAGAACAGGGCAATCACGAATGTGATGAATGTTTTCCTCATCGTGACAGTAGGCACAGGAACGAGCAAGCGTCTTCGGTGCTCTTTTCTTGAACCCACACTTGATAACAGTGCCCGTCCCTCGAACCGTGTCCGTGTTGCTCACCGTAAGTTTCTTTCCCCAAGAACCGCCTGCCTTGTGGGCAACAGCGTTTCCAATAGCAGGGAAAGCCTGATGGCGGGTGCGTGGTTGAACCTTCTTGACACGAGTTTTCTTGGACTGAACCTTCTGCCACTCACCATTTTTGTGAGCAGGAGCAGAGAGTTGGTTCGTCCAAGAACCAAGATGAACCGCAGGGGTACGAGTCTTGAGAGAGCAATCGATGGTGAGAGAAGCCATAGTTTTTGATTGAGTAAGTATGTTTTTAGAAACAAGAGAGTGTGTTATTATGTTGTGTGTTGAGATTCTTGTCGAAAAAATTTCCAGTCAATTTTCTAAAATCTTGGATTTTTTTTCCGACAATAATTTTATGTTATAAAAAATTGAAAAAAAAAAATTCCGACATCTAATATAATATAAAAATTAAACAACCAAGAAATTAAGAACAATGTCTTTCCCTTTTTCCGAGATGTTCTCGGTGTGGTGTGGTATGAAAGGATTGGATGTAAAGACTCATCAAGTGGAAGGTATAGATTGGGTTATGAAACGCGAGCTGAATCCGAGGATTGGTCCTGCTGGAGGCTTTATTTGTGACGAGATGGGATTGGGTAAAACTATACTCACTATCGCCACAATGATTCTTCATCCCAAGGGACCGGAACAAAAAACCCTCATCGTATTACCAAAATCTTTGTTGGAGCAATGGGAAAAGGCAGTTCTTCGTTTTACTGGAGTCCAAGCGCTTATTTACCATGGAGCACAAGCAAAGAATATTGGAGCTGAAGAATTAGAAACTTGTCGTATTGTTATTACTACCTATGGTATGATTGCAACACGAAAAGTGGCTGAGGGAAAGCCTGAATACACTTGCCAACTGTGGGAAAAAAACTGGAGTCGAATCATCTATGATGAAGCACACTATCTTAGGAATAATAATACCGGTGTGTTTAAAGGGGCAAAGAAACTGAAAGCGGATATTAAGTGGATGGTCACAGGAACGCCTATAAACAATAGAGTTCGTGATTTCTATAACGAATCTGTTATTCAGGGGGTTGGTTCAACCTTTTCATCGAAAGTCAGTGAAATAAAAGCTATAATTGAGGAGGTTGTTCTTAAAAGAACGAAAAAAGAAACAGGCATTATAATGCCGAAATTAAACGAACATATTGTCGAAGTGGAATGGAAAAGCAAAGAAGAAGAAAGATTCGTTAGAAACATCCATAGTCTGATGAGCTTTGTTCCTGTAACCACTCAAAACGTAGATAATGTTATCCGTAACTTAGGAACAATGACAGGACAAGGTATTACATGGTTGATGTTGATGCGACAGAGTTGTGTCTTGCCAGTATTGGCACAAAGAGCCTTACAGAAAAGAGCATATAAAGCAGGTTACGACGCATCCCCTATCAGTTCTGGATTAACAGATAGCAAGTTATCGTGTGTTGTAAATACGGTAATTAATAACAAAAACAGTGGAAAAGGCAAGCTTATATTCTGTATGTTCCGGGCTGAAATGGAATACTTGAAAAATGAACTTTGGTTGAATGGACTTGGCTCTGCGGTTATTAATGGTTCTACTACAAAAAAACAACGAAGATTTGCGCTTCAAAATAAAATGGACAAAGAAACAAGAAAAATTATGTGTCAAAAACTCAAAAATTCACACAAACATATACTGGACAAGATAGATTCCTTTCTCAAACCAGATGTATTGATTGCTCAAATCCAGACCTGTTGTGAGGGTTTGAATTTGCAACATTTTGCCGAGGTGTATTTTACTACACCTCATTGGAATCCAGCAGTGGAAGACCAAGCAATTGCAAGAGCACATCGAATTGGACAAGAAAAAGAAGTAGATGTGTACAGATTTATGACTACCTTTAAAGAACCAACTAAAAATGATACTATTCGTCATCACTCGAAATTTGATAGTTCTGTATCACTTGACCAATATTGTATTGAAATTCAAAAAAAGAAAAGAGAAAAAGCACGTGAATGCGGTCTATAAAACAAGAAAAACTCCTAATCCTCCCTATCCTTTTTTTATAAAATTGATTTTGTAATATATCAATAAAATTAGTGATATATTATGATGAGCATCTTTGACCTTATCCTAAATTTATTTCAGATTGTTGTATATGGAACATGTGGAGCATGTTTAAGTTATCTAATATTCGCAGTAATTCAAGATGCATATATTTTGAATATTAAACCTTATTTTACCCATAACAGAGAAATGACACCAAAGAAAAAAAAGTTAAAACAAACTTTAATGGATCATTATCTCTATGAGAGGGAAGGATATAAATTTGATTAAAATTTATGAGAATGAATAATAAAATTCATATATTTCATTAAATTTTTTTTATCAGTAAATGTAGTTGAATAGTGAATATCATTGATAGGAAATGAAAAGGTGTAGATACCATTATTAAAATCAAGATTTATTTGTGATAATGTATCTGATTTTTTATGAAATGATAATAAATTTGTATCGTTTTTAATATGTACAAAATCTTTATTAATAATAGACCGTTCAAATTCAATAAACATTAATATACTATAAATATTCTTATGTGTTTAATATCAATTTTATATACAAAATTAAGTTATTGTATATAAAATAATAAAATAAATACCCACGCTGGGACTTGAACCCAGAATCTTCCGCTTAGAAGGCGGACGCGCTATCCGATTACGCCACGCGGGTGTGTAAATACTACTTTCATTTAATTCAATGAAGTTGGATTTGAACCAACACAAAAGGGAGCTTAAATCCCATCCCTTAACCATTTGGGTATTCATACTAATTGCTGTTAGAAAGTAAGGGCTCTTCCGGAAATCGAATCCGGGTCAGTCGCACCCAAAGCGACTATGCTGCCACTACACCAAAGAGCCAAAAAAAAATAGTAATATATATTATATGTCAAAAAAAACAGAAAGTTCAGGAATATTATTAGTATTAGAGAAATTTAATGTTTTACCAGTAGCTATTGGTTTAATGGTTGGGGCAAGTTTAAAGGATGTAGCTGATAATTTAATTGAAGATTTACTTATGCCTTTTTTAAAACCTTTAATAAAAAAAATAACATTGAATGGAAAAAAGAAAAAAGAAGATATGTATAAATTAAAAATCCCTAAAATAGGAGTAGAATTAAATTTAGAAAATATTATTGAATCAAGTATTAAATTTTTAGGTTTATCATCATTAATATATCTTCTTATGAGATTTGGTGTTAACGTTAAAAAACGTTCAAGAAGAGTAAGAATAATGAATTGGGATAAAATGCCAAAACGTAGTTCAAGAAGTAAAAATTTAACACTTCATTAATAACATTGCACCTTCCGGTAATCGAAACCGGGGCACTTCCTTGGAAGGGAAGTATGTTGCCACTACACCAAAGGTGCGTTTGGAGAACGTGGGCATCGATACCACTACCTCTCGGCAGCGCTCTGCCATTTGAGATAGTCCCCCATAACGCCGTGAGTAGGATTTGAACCTACGCGGGCAAAGCCCATCAGATTTCAAGTCTGACCCGTTAACCACTCCGGCATCACGGCATAGCCGCCACTGGGGATTGAACCCAAGACCTCCACATTACAAGTGTGATGCTCTACCACTGAGCTATAGCGGCTCGCTTTTCTAATATTCTAAAGTAATTTAAAATTTGTTATTTTACGCATAAAATTTTTTAATTTCCACCGGTGGGATTTGAACCCACGAAGCATATGCAGTGCATCTTAAGTGCACCCCCTTTGACCGGACTCGGGTACAGTGGAAAATATCAAATCCCAACCGCCGGCGCCAGACGGCGGATGGGACGCTGTCAACATAAAACAGAACCTGCTTTGACCTCTTGCATACTTAGCCGCAATAGCTAAGGCAGGATTCGAACCTGCGAAGCACTATGGCGGAAGATTTTAAGTCTTAATTGTTTTGATTTATTGCTGTGAGTTGACATTTGTAACCGTGCTCCCGTATTCTCGCGTTGGGGCTTGAACCCAAGACCTTCGGCTCATAAGACCGATGCTCTACCAACTGAGCTACACGAGAGCTCTATTTCTTCACAATATTAAATAACATCATTTCTTTAATATTGTTTTAACTAATTATTTTAAGTTTTTACATACCATACATATAAATACACGTTTATACTCTATTACTGAATTAACATCATAACCTAAAACACATTTTCTATCACATAAATCACAATCACTCATTCGTTCAATTGTTACTTGTTTTAAATCACTTTCTACTATTTCAAAATATGGTTTATCCTTTTTTTTTGAACAACATATACCCATATATAAATTACTATTATTAATATTATCCCATTCCCAAATAATATGAGGCTAAAAATATCAACCAAAATGGCGCAACAACCAAATCAATATTAGCCAGTATTGCAATTATTAAACCTAATAATCCATGTTTTATAGATAGTTTTAAATTTTCTACTTTCTCATCTTTTTCTTCCAAATTTAAAGCATAAAAACTAAATATACCTATTACAAACATATTTAATAACAAAAATTTCTTGGAAAATAACTCTTTCGCTCTATTTAATTTCTTTTTATCAAATAAAATTTTTAATCCTGTTATTAATGTAAATACACTCGCACTTATTATAAACCCTAAAGAAATATGGGGTTTTGATTCTGTCATATTTATATATTATTAACAAATATAAAATTTTATAAATAATATATATTATGAATTACTGGATTATAGATGAAATTTGGAGAGAAATTAAAACATACTTGTTTCATAATATTAAAATTCACGGAAAACATCTAAAAAATGATATTCATATTCAACACTTTAATAAAACAATAAAAAATATTCCAAAATTATATATTCCCAAATTAGGTCCCAGAATTGTATATAATTTTAATAAATTTAAATTCGCAAAATTTCTTTATAAAATACCCGCACCATCTCATATAACAAACAAAAGAAATTTATATAAATTAATTATTGAATACGCACCCATATCTAATGATTCTAATGAAAAAATTAAAGAATTATATATGGAAAATATAACAACAACAACTAAAGTTAATTAATTATTTATACCATAAGCTTCTTCAATACAAGACATAATATATGATAATATCCAGATACACATTATTAACATTACTGTTAATATATCAGAACCGCTATCATTCATAACTTTTTCTTCCATACAATTCGCTAATTCTTCACAAGAACAATCCATTATTTTGAATAATTATATATTTATTATATTTGTATTATCAATTTTCTATACTAATAATATATGGGAAATACTTGTATAAAAAATTTTTATAAAAAAATGCCAATAAGTGAAAAATGTTGTATATGTAAAAAACAAAGATTTATTGGAGGAGCTGAAACTGCCTTTCGCATTTCTACACAGGGTTGTAGAATTTGCAGATTAAAAAAAAAATATTTTAATACCGATAATTGTGAAATTACAATAACAAGATATGAATTAAATAAAGGAAGATATAAATAAATAATTTTATTTATAATCATATGAATAAAATTATTATTTTTGGTTTTCCACATTGTGGAACTACTATATTAAAATCTATTATTGGTCATATTGATGAAGTTCAAGAAATTATACCTGAATGCAGTTATATTAATTCAAAAATAACAAAAAAATTTGCTGTATGTAAAACACCATTTACAAGAGGATTTTTTTTCTCTTCTCCTACTTGGAATAATTATTATAAAATTTTTATTATTCGAAATCCATTTTATGTATTTTCATCTTTAAATAAAAGACATAATTTTAATATTGATAAAGATCATTCTATAGAAAATTATACTGAAACTGTCAAAATGTTTCAGTATTTTAAATATTTCAGTAAACAACCTAATACATACTTAATCAGGTATGAAGACATATTTGATAATAATTACCAAGAATTAAAAAATATTTTAAATTCTATAGGTTTAAATTATACTAATAACATTTTTGATAATTCAAAATATGAAAATATAGTTGATATAAATTATAAAAATATTCCTATTGAGAAAGAACCTGATAATAAAGAACATGGAAAATATAGAACTTGGCAGGTAAATCAACCTTTTATTAATAATAATACTCCTTCAAAAATTAATATTACTTATGAACAAGCTCAAAAACTATTAGAAAATCAATATGTTAAATTGGTGTATCCAAATTTAAAAAATGAATTTCACGATTATTTAAAAAAATTAAAATAGAATTTTTTTTTTGTTTTTATTTTAATAAAGAGAAAGGTAAATTTCTCTCCAAATAATTTTTAAGGGAGTTGAAAAATATAAGAGAAAAAGAAAATATTGTTGTTATTTTCTTTTATACACAGATACTCTATGATATCAATAGGATATATCAAATATATTTAAACCCAAAAGTTTTTAAATATATAAATGCCGTGTGCTGAATGCTGTCTTTCAATATGTGATAATTTAAGTTTTTGTTCTGCTCAAGTAAAAGCTAAATTTAAAGATGATTTATTAATAGGAACAGAACATTCAAAAAAAATTTTACCTACTTGCCAAACACCTCAAAATTCTATAGAACAATTAAGTCAAGATGATAAAGTTCAAATTGTTTTAAATGATCCAAAATTTGGAATGTTTGCTTTATTTAAATGGCATTGGAAAAAAGGTCATAAAAATGAAATTTTAAAGCAAAAAAATGCTTTTTATTGTTCGCATACTTTTTCATTGCTCGCCTTTTTACCAATTCTTATTTTTTTATCACAATGGATAATTTATATAGCTTTCCTTAGTTATGAAATTAAACAATATGATAAAGGTCTTTGTCCTAATGATTCTGAATGGGAAAAAAAAGCTATTATGTTTGCCGCATCTCTTGTATATTTCGTTAGGTCTTTTTTTCTATGGGATAATTTAACTGATAGAACAAGATTAAATAGAATGACACCAAGTATTGATTTCTGGGTTATGCTCGATACTTTTCAAGAATATGGATTTAACTTGTTTGTTTATCTGGCAAATTTATGGATTATTTTTTCTACTGATTCTGTTATTGAAATGATATTAAACCTTATTGCTATGGAATTTTTGATGGAATTAGATAATGAATTTGAAGAAATGTATTTTAAATTTTTACCTGAAGTAGCTGAAGACATTTATGATAATTTCTTTGTTACATTTGAAGATAATAAAAAAAAATTAGCAAAAAGAAATAAATCTTGTGCTTTTAAATGTGCAAGATATACTTTTTACATACCCTTCAAAATTCTTGTTAGTAGTTTATTAATTTTTCCAGTTTTCTGTTTAATTATGGCTATTTATGGACCTATATGTAAATAAATTTACTAAATTTATACAAGATTTTTCATTAAAGCTATTTCTTGCTCTTGATTATAAATTATATCTTTTGCCAATCTATAAATTTCTTTTTTTGATGCATTACTATTTTGTATTAATTTGTGAGTGCTTGTTAGAGCAGTTGAATGATGTGGTATCATTCTTCTTAGCCATTGTTTATCATCTATACCCACTTGATTTTTCATAAGATAAATAAAAAAAAATGATAACAATATACCTATAAAAAAATATTTTTTATCAAAATGACCCATTTGTAAATAATGCACTATCTGATGAGACCATAGCATATTCGATGCCATATAAAAACTTGCATAAATAAGCAATAAAGAAATGTATAAATCATCTAATCTATAGGCTAAAATATTCATTGGATTTAAAAAAAAAGCAATCACAAACATTACACAAAATAAAATTATATTATCTTTTAATTTATTCATATATATATATATTATTACATTATTCTCCTTTCATTTTTAAATATTTTGAA